GATTACGATTCGAAAGCAGCGGTTGAGCCGGATAACAAAAAAGCGCCTGATCCAAAAAACAAGTCGACTGGGAAATCGCCACAATCGAAGACCTGACGGGGCGTGATAGACATGAGCGTCATCGATATCGATCTGGCGATGAAGCACCTTCGGGCAGAGTCCGAGGACGTCGTTGACGTTCAGTCGAAGCTTGATAGTGCTGAAAGCGCCGCACAGAAGTTCTTGCAGCGGCGGTTCTATGCCGACGCTGCGACCTTGGCTGCTGCGCGCGCAGGCGTCCCAGCAGCGCGGCTCGCCGCTCGAACGGCTTATCAACTGGCCGTCACGGCGGCGGAAGCCGTTGAAAACTGGGATGACCGCTGCGCTGCGTTTGCCGATGCAGAGTTCGTGTTCTCTGAGGCGCTGCGAGATTGCAGCGCCGTCGCGCGCGGCATGGTCATAAACAAGTCAATCGTTGCGGCCTGCCTGCTTACCCTTGGTCATTTATGGATGAGCCGAGAGGACACGGTGACCGGAATCAATACGTCCTCGGTGATCGAGCTACCACACGGTTCGCGATCGCTGCTGCAACCAGACAGGATTGATATGGGGGTTTGAATGGCATATCGCGAACCTGGCGCTGGCGAGCTCAATAAGCACGTCACGCTGCGCCGCCGAGATGATGCCCCCTCTGCTGACATGGGCCTGGAGTCGCTGTTCTCGGAGCTCAACCCACGATGGGCAAAGATTGAGCCTGTCGGTTCGGCCGTCTACACAGACAGCGCCCAGACCGACAACAAGATCACCCACCGGATATTCCTCCGTTTTCGCACTGGCATCACGACGGCCTACGAAGTGCTTCATCAGCAAACCCTTTATCGGGTCAAGCGTGGCTTCGACATGAATGGTCGTGGCCGATTCGTCGTGCTGGAAGTCGAAGAGCTTGGCCTGATCAACTCGGGTGGGGGCATCTATGGCTAACTCAGCATCGGTTGAAGGCTATCTTCACTTCGAAGGCTTCGACAATTTCCAGCGCGACGCTTTCAATAAGCGGAAGATCCGCGGCGGCATGCGCAAGGCCGGCTTGTTAGTAGCGCAGCGGGCCCAAATGAATCTTGTTTTGGGTGGCGGACAAGACGGATACCCCACCAGTCGGACCGGGCGCACGGTTGAGTCGGTGATTTTCAAGGTATCGAAGTCTGGTTTTCTGGTTCGCGTGTCGCCGACCAAGACTTCCGCCATGGAAGATTTCTACCCGGTTTATCTGCACTACGGTGTGAAGAAGGGCCGCAAGCTCGGAAAGCTCGCTCCCGGTCAGGGCCGAGGTAAAACAAACCGGCGGGCTGCTGGTGCCCGTGCCGCCGCGGTAGCTGAGCGTGCCGCCGGCGAATGGCGCATCAAGCCACGCGACAACTACATGGCCGACGCTCTGCAGGACTCGGCTTCGCAAGTTCAATCGATCCTCTCTACCGCATTCGCAAACGCGCTGGGCTGATCGCTGCCCCGGACACCCGCATGAAATTGAATCCTATCGTTGCCCATCTGCGGCTGACGTGCCCGACTTTTGCCGATCGAATTGCCGGCGGCATCGACTGGGATGCTGTCGTCGACAGTGCTCAGCTCGAGCTGCCGGCTGCGTATGTGATCGCCACGGCCGACGCCGCCACACCCAGCAAGGCGCAGAACGTGGTTGTTCAGGAGATCACCGATCAATTCAACGTGGTGATCGTGCTGAAAACGTCGGATGAGCGCGGCCAGGCCGCCAACGATCTGTTGCACGACATTCGCGCGGAGCTCTGGCGTGCTCTGGTTGGGTGGATCCCAGGACCTGAATACACGCAAATCCAATACGGGAAGGGCGCCTTGCTGCATATCAGCCGGGCGCGAGTGGTTTACCAGTTCACCTTCTTCTCCGAATTCCAGATCGGCCGCAATCGCCCTGACCAACCGCCAGAGACATGGCAGGAGTGGGAGCTCGACGGCTTGCCCGGGTTCACCGGCGCGACCATCAACATGGACTGCATAGACCCAGCAGATCCGAACCTGAAACGACCTGGCCCTGACGGGCGCATTGAAGTTGCATTCACTGGAGACGTAACACCATGACCAAGCGCATCACTGTGGTGCCGGCCGCTGGCCGCTCTGTGCCCGATCCGGAGGCTGGCGACCTGTTGCCCGTTGAAGGTCGGGAGGTTCCTGACAACGCCTGGTGGCGTCGCCGCCTCGCTGACGGAGATGTCAGAACCAAAAATGTCGAAGCCCCATCCACCAAAGCCGGCAAAACGGCGCTGATCGAGGAAGGCAAATAATGGCCATCGGATTCAGCAACATTCCCGCCGATATCCGAGTGCCGCTGTTCTATGCGGAGATGGATAGCTCGGCGGCAAACAGCGCTTCGAGCGCGATGCGCCGTCTCATCGTTGCGCAGGTCAATGACGACGCCGAGAGCGAAAGCATCGGCAAGCTGGTGCTGGTCTCCAGCCTTGCGATCGCCAAGAGCATTGCCGGGCAAGGCTCGATGCTCGCTGCGATGTACGAGACCTGGCGCAAGGTCGATCCGATTGGCGAGGTCTGGTGTCTGCCGCTGCAGAATGAAACCGGCGAATCTTCTTCGGCAACCATCACCATCACCGGTGCTGCGACCGAGGCCGGGCTGCTGAACCTGTACATCGGCGGCGTGCGCGTCCAATCGGTGGTTGCATCGGCGGCAACCCCTACGATTGCTGCTGCTGCCTTGGCCGTGAAGATCAACGCGACACCGGATCTGCCCGTCACCGCTACGGCGGCTGGCGGCGTGGTGACGCTGACCTGCAAGTGGACAGGCGAAAGCGGCAACGACATCAGCATTCAGATGAACCGCCTCGGCAAGTCCAACGGCGAATCCACGCCGGCAGGCTTGACTGTGGTCACCACTGCGATGACCGCGGGCGCCGGCGCGCCGGATGTGGTTGATGCAATCGCCGCGATGGGCGATGAGCCCTTCGAATTCCTGTGCCAGCCTTGGTCGGACACGACCACGCTGAATGCCTGGAAGGATGCGATGGACGACAACACTGGCCGCTGGAGCTGGGCGAAACAGTTGTTCGGCCATGTCTACACCGCCAAGCGCGGCACCATCGGCACGCTGGTTGCGGCCGGGCAGGCGCGCAACGATCAGCACATGACCATTCAGGGCGTAGAGCCCGGGGTGCCTCAACCGGTGTGGGTGGTAGCGGCATCGCTCGCGGCACGCACGGCGGTGTTCATCTCTGCCGATGCCAGCCGTCCAACCCAAAGCGGCAGCATGCCAGGCGTCGATCCGGCGCCGGCCAGTGACCGCTTCACCCTGACCGAACGCCAGTCGCTGCTGAACTACGGCATTGCCACTGCGTACTACGAAGGCGGTTACGTGCGCATCCAGCGCTCGATTACCACCTATCAGAAGAACGCCTACGGCCAGGCCGACAATTCGTACCTGGACAGCGAGACCATGCACCAGTCGGCGTTCATCGTCCGGCGCATGCAGAGCGTGATCACCAGCAAGTACGGCCGGCACAAGCTGGCGAGCGACGGCACGCGCTTCGGCGCCGGCCAACCGATCGTTACCCCGGCGACCATTCGCGGCGAACTCATTGCCCAGTACGCCAAGCTCGAGCTGGAAGGCCATGTGGAAAACGCTGACCTGTTCGCCGAGCACCTGGTCGTGGAACGCGATCTGAACGATCCGAGCCGGGTCAACGTGCTGTTCCCGCCTGACTACATCAACGGCCTGCGCATCTTCGCGCTGCTCAATCAGTTCCGCCTCCAGTACGACGAAGCGGCGTAACGCTCAACTGAACACCCAGCCCGCCCAGTGCGGGCTTTTTCATTCTGGAGACAAAGACCATGGGCGAAAAAGTAGCCGGCACCGTTTACGTCAAAGTTGACGGTGAACAGCTGACCATCACCGGGGGCGCGGAGGCGCCATTGATGGAGGTCAAGCGCGAGACCGTTTGGCCGGGGTTCTACAAGGAGGAAGAGCTGCCACCTTATTTGAAGGTGACGTCTCTCGTTCCGCAGGGGTTCCCCTTGAAAAAACTCGTGAATGGCCGGGATATGACGGTGACCTGTGAATTCGCAAACGGAAAGGTCTACGTGCTTTCCGGCGGTTACCTCGTCGACGAGCCTTCTTATAAAGGCGAAGACGGTACCACTGAACTGCAATTCGACGGCGTGAAAGGGAGCTGGCAATGAGTGCAGTAAAATTACAGGTTGCAATCGAGGCTCACGGCGAGCCGCTGACCGAGCTGACTATGCGCCGTCCGACGGTACAGGAAGTGCGGGCCATCAAGGCGCTGCCGTACAAGATCGACAAAAACGAAGAAGTTAGCC